GCCTGACTGACGTGGGCAAGTTAGCCGGAACCATGGCACGTAAGATTATCGAATCAGGGCTCGGGGACCTGGGAGAAGTATGGGGGTCAGAAGTGACATTGTATTACCCGGACCGATACGCAGGGGCCACGGATCTGGTGGGACTGTACGGGGACCAGGAAAGTATTTGCGATTATAAACAAAGTAATAAACCGAAACGTAGAGAATGGATCGGGGAAATGTTTCTTCAATTAGCAGCTTATGCTTCCGCACATAACAAGGTTTACAATACCAAGATTACTCAAGGTGTGATCTTAATGTGTACGCCAGATAATTTTTTTCAAAGATTTATAGTGGATGGTCAAGAATTTATCGACTGTCAAGAGGCTTTCCACAAGAAAGTGGATCAATACTACAGGGACCAGGAACACCAACCACAAGAGAAAGAAACCGAAAATAAGTAGATTACCTAATAAATTATACATTGTGTCCAAAATGTGTCATGAATTGTACCCTGGGCTTGCTTAAATAAGTGAGCTATATCACCATTGTACCTTTTGTACCTTTTACAGAAACACCCTAAAGGTACAATTTTGCTTAAATTAATAAGTAAATTAGCCATTAGTTGAACTATATGCTTTGTATACCCCTTTTTCAATGAAATTTTATTTTTTTTTTTTTTTTTTTTCAAGGGGGGTACAATGGGTACAATGGGTACAATCGCAAGTTATACCCCTCACCCAAGTGCTAGAAGATAACAATACCAACACTAATAGAGCATGTGACGTTTTAGCAAAAGTGCTCTAGTTGCGAAAAAAACAGCTCAAGAAAAAGGTACAATGGGTACAAAATGAATATACAGCCCTCACCCAAACGCTAGAATATAGCAATACCAACACAAATAGCTTAGTTAGCTCAATATGCTGAGAGGGTACAAAATGAAGGACCGCCCAACACCCAGTCAATAATGTAGCAATACCAACAAAATATCCGAAACACTTCAATGTTTTATTTTTTTTTAATTTTTATTTTATTAAGGAAGGAGTATACAAAGGAATGCCTAGATCAAAAAGAAAATCAAAAAGAAGAGTTAGAAACAAAAAGACAATTCCCCTGAATTTAAAGTCTCTAGGTAGTGATATTTCTAAATATCCGTTCGTTCAAATAGAGTGGCTTGATATCGAAGGAGATGCGGGCTGGAGCGACACAAGATCATTAAACAAACTTTCATTACCTGTCTGTGTGTCTCAAGGTTATTTAACGAGTCAAAAGAATGGTATTACTAGAATATTCACCGATTATATAAAAACAAAAGATAAAGAAACATTTGAAAGTATAGGTAATACAACTATTATTCCAACATCAGTTATTCAATCTATTAAAAAGCTGTCATGAAAAAGAGATCAGCTCGTAAGAAGATAATAGACCTTAAGAATAATATACGTAAATTTTTGCGTAAGATTAGGAAGAAGAATTAGATGTGGAATCCGGATCGTCTTTTTTATCTGGCAATGGTTGTGACTCTTGTTTTTTGTCTGTACTTTGCGACTTTGATTCCTCAGTAGAGGCCAGCAGTTTTTTAGCCTCCAGTAATTGAATATTCTTTTCCTTAATTGTTTTCATACGGGCGTATAGTTGATCAAGATTCATATCATCAATACTGCCATGTCTTATAATCTTTTGATCAATATAATATCCAGCTACTTTGCCTCTGGCTATTTCTGTGGTAGCCGCTGCGGCTAGATTCTTATTGTCTTTAGTGCCTCTATCCCTAATTTTTCCCAGCTCCTCCAGGTGATTTTCAAATGTTATATTGTATTTTTCTCTTACTTCATCTCTGAGATTACTAATGAAAGCACAAACAAGTGGATATTTATTGGGATTAGTTAGTCGCGACCCTTCGTGTAGAGAGTCTGCGTAACCTGCTATTCTAGCTGCTTCTGTTTTGGTAATCGGTACACCCTCCACTCCATAGACTATGAGTTGGGCAAACTTCATTTGTTTGGGTGTTAATTGTTTTGCTGGTCCTGGCATAATGTTTGACAATATACAATACTTATTCTATAAGCGCAACAGAATGGCGATCAACGGAAGAATACTAAATCACGTTATAAAGAAATTCATGAAAGCTGAGGTTGCTCAGAACGCGAGAGTCCAAGTTGAATTACCAAACGGTGAGATGTACGACATGACTGACATTTTACTTCTAGAGAATATGATCATTGGGGACAACGAAACCCACCGATTAGTCTTTAGATGTAAGAAATCAATCTTGCCGGAGATGGGTAAAATCATCGGCAAATTATAGATTGGTGCTGGCGTGGTTAGATCCATCATTAGTGAACGACAACTTTGGAAAAAATTAAAAAATGAAACTACCGGAATATCATGGACGAGGCTTGAAAACTGGGCTTTATTTGGTACTCCTGATCTATTGGGTTACTCTTCTAGCGGGACCTTTTTTACTGTTGAATTAAAAACGACATCGCCCAAAAAAGCCAAATTTGTGCGGTTCTCACCTCACCAAATTTCTTTTCACATTAAGCATGAAAAAAATACCTTTGTCCTTGTTGCCTGTACCCTGGATCAGGGGCTTGTGCGCTTGTATCCTGGAAAAAAAATTTTAGAGCTTGTTAACTTGGGCTTGAAACTTGAACCCTTAGCTTGTGGGCTTGGGCCCTGCGCCCGGCTGCTTGAGAGCTTGTGAGCTTGTCGCCTTCCCCCCACCCGCCCGGAGGCGCGTTTTCTTTATTTATTTTTTTGATTAATTTTTTAAGTTTCATTTTCTAGTTTAGAATCATTCTAATGTATTGGATACTGTACTTCCCTAACATCTTTTGACCAGCAGGCGCGACAGCTTCCGCACTTGTTACCCTGGAAGGATGCCGGGCACATGTGCCCGGCCCGGGCTCCATGACTTACGACTGTAGACCAATGGGTCCAGGCGTTGCCGGGTCTCGTATCATTTTTTGCATTTGATAATCTAATGACTAAATTTTTTGGACATTGTTTATAATGATTGACTAGCCCGCGCTCCTGAGTTGGTAGCCAGTGATTGGTATCTGGTGTTAAATTACAAACTTCATATATATTGAGTAAATGCTGCACGCTCTGAATATCTCCCGAATCATGCCATCTAAAAAATTTTTTTCCTTTAATGAGTACTGCCATAGCTTCAACCCATTGCGGGTGTGTGATCGAGTCCAGGCGCGTGGCTAAGGCGTCCTTAACGTTGGGAAAATTGTATCGTCCTTTAAATGCATAACACTTATAGCACGGCGTTCCAGGAATCTGGCGCAGCTTCGCGCCTGTTATGCAGGCGCTGGCCGGTAGGTTATAGCTGCCTTCAGGCATTTTGCCTGGTTTACTTAGGCCGCCGGTAATTTTACTTGCTTCTTTTTTTAACATAATCTTATAATATCCTATAGCTTGGGGCCTGTCAAGCTTGAAGGCTTGGACCCTGATTCTTTATGGGCGGGCCCACCCGCTTGAGAGCTTGAAACCTTATTAATTTTTTTCTTTTTTCTGGCCAAGCGCTAATGGGTGTTACACTCTCGCGAGTTACCATTAGTCGCAACTTGACCCCCGATCCAACAGGGGTGCACAGTTACCAAAGTGCCTATTGGATCGGGGCTCAAGTTTAATCTAACAGGACCATATATTGCTTAGGAAAGTTGCGGCTAAACCAGTCGCAGCCCTTCTGGACTTTGTCATAGTCTTTTAATGCCTCGGATCCGATAATTACATCGTAAACCGCGGCCGCATATCCTGGAACCGTTGCTTTTTCACCACCGAATCTATTTTCGATTGTAACGTCTTTTTCTCCATCCAAAGTATAATCAGCATCTTTAAACGGGACCTTAACTTTTTTACCTTTATATATTATTTCTTTCATGATCCCAGTATATCCCAGGTCCCTGGATCTGTCAACATATTTATTTTCACTCTTCGCGTATAAAGTGATTGACTTAACCCAGAAAATCTTATATACTTGGCAGGTGGTTGGGGATGGCGGTTAATATATATAGGGAGGGCCCACCCTAAAAAATATTCTGGGCGGGCCCACCCGCTTGAAACCTTACTAAAAAAGCGCGCTCGCGCGCTTGAAGCCTTACTTATTGGTTTTTATTTTTTTTTTAAGATAAATTTAGAATGATTCTAAAGTGGCCAAGCGATCGCGGGTAAACCATTGGTGGTATTTTACCATTACACCATACTGGACGGTCGCTTGACTAAAGTGGCCAAACTCTTCCCAACAGCAATTGCATGCATTGCGCCAGTAATAACTTGACCCCAGGTCCATGTAGAGCGCCCGCCTCGGGCCATCACGAGTTGATCAAACTCTTCTCACATGGACCAGGGCTCAAGTTTAGTCGGGCTTAGGGACATTCCCTTGTTATTTAACGATTGAAGTTTAAGTCAATCACCCGACATATTTCATATAACCGAGATACGCTGAACTATAGAACGTATCTCGGCCAACC